TCTTTTGTGCTGAAGATATGTTGAGTGTTGAGACTATCAAGACTTACGTGAAAAGCATGAACAAAGAACTTAAATATTCCGGAGCTGTTGATCGTAGAGGATATCCTCTTAGATATAGAGTTTGTGTTAAAGCAAGAAAGCCAATCCACAAAGTTCTTAACAAAAGAACTGGAAACATGATTGGTCATACTTACCATGGAGATGTTATCGGTGGAATGGCTAATGCTGCTGCTGTTGATGTTTACATTCAAAGAAGATCTTCTTTCTAAGGAACAAAAATGAAAATTAGATTTGATGTCGAAATAGACACAGAAACAGATAAAGATATTGGCTACGAATTGGTTCAACTTCTCAAAGAGCTAGTTGTTCGTGTTGAGCAAGTAAATCAGGAGTTCGACGACGAATAGCGGCTATGACGAAAAGTAATGGCAATATATTACTTTTTTATAATGCTTTATACATTTATGGTATAAATAGTTGGGTAATTATAAATCAGCGTAATGGCCTAGCCACTGTTGGTTTATTTTTACTTACTAGTATGACACTAGTATGACACTTTATGGAAATATATGTCTAAAGCAGTAACCGCATTAGTTGCATGCGTAATAGCAACTCCAGCATTCGCTGACTGGAGAATGGAACGATTTGATATAAACCGTGACAGTCTAATCAGTGTTAATGAGCTGAAAGCATCTGGCTGTGTTGTTAAGAAACACCTTTTTAACCACGCCGATAAAAACAGAGACTCTTTTCTAGATCGAAAGGAAGCTAAAAAAGCTTCTGAGTATGTTATGAAAAGCAAGTGTCCTAAAGTAAAATGAATACAATTAAGATTAAAGACAGAATAGAACTAGTGACTCTAATTTGCGTCTTTTGTATTTCTTTACTGGGAGTGAGTCCAAATGTCTAGAAAATGGTTTAGATCATTCTATAAACATTGGATTCAACCATGGAGTCCGCAGGGAGCTATAAAGCATCTCTAAAGATTAAAGGCAACGGATATGGTGAGAGTCCATACGCCTCTGGCAGACAAGCTCGAAACAATAACCATAATTAACTTAATTAAGGAATTACCATGCAGAAAGCAAAAAATATTTTGCAGAAGCTAAATGGTGAGATTTGTGTCGAGTGCCTAATAGTTACTCTGTTTTTAGGAGTAATGATTGCAGAAGTTGCATCGTTGGCGTAAGCTGACGTGATGAGATCGCATCGTTGAGTTGAGCAATAAAACCCTGAAGGTCTAGTGTAAAAACTGGACCTTTTTTTATTGTCCTAATTTTTTACAGAAAGGATTATCTCGAGCCTTCTTAACTAATTTATAATTGTTATATGCAGCAGCTGCTACCAACACACTAGTAAACCTATCGTAATAGTACTTCTCTTCTTTTGTAGGCCACAAATAATGTCTTATAGGTAATATGGTTGCGCCTTTTAAAATAACCATCTCTGCAACGTTAGGTCTTTCTGGTAGAAAAGGATTTGCTTCTACCAAACAATCGTATCTCATACCTCGACGAGTTGAATGTACGTCAGCAATATTCGCAATGATCATTGCCGTTAATGCGTACTGTTCTTTTGTTATTTGGCGATCAGTACTAAGTTCTATTTCAAAGTTAAGATCGTATGGTAGATATGATATAGGATCACTCGTATACTTAGATACATACTCATCCTTATATGGAGCCGTCCATCCGTGATTCCAATTTCCTATTTGTACTTCTGTTGGTTTACCACCCATAGCAGGTAGTGATATTAAAATAAGTATTAAGAACTTATTTAGATGTTGCGATAAAGATTCCATTCCAATCCTTGGGTAGATCTTGCGTCTTCATGTATTCACAACGCTCAATCCACATGTTATAATATCCTGACATTTGACCTTCGAAACATTCCATTAAATCATTACACATTTTAATTGCTTTATCAAAATCTTGTTTCTGATAGTTATCATACATGTGTTGATGCATCTCTGCTGGTTTAAGATACTTATCTTTCTTTAAGTCTAATACTGTAAATATTTCAATTCCAACTGTTTTACCTTTTACAGCAAGATCGTCGACCTTTAAGAAAAAGAATTTATTATCACACTGTTTAACAGTATCTCCACCAACTAAAAGTAGGCACCCATATTCTTTACATTTTGATTCAATTCGAGCAGCTGTGCTAACAGCATCTCCGAGAACATCGTAGCTGTGTCGCTTGGTAGACCCCATCTCGCCAAGATAACCAAGCCCAGTATTGATCCCAGCACCCATACCAATGGGTGGTCTTCCGTCTCTTGTAATTTCTTCATTAAATTTCTCCACTGCTCTAAGCATACTCAAACCGGTTTCTACTGCTGCCGTTGGGTGGTTTGGATCTTCCAAAGGAGCGTTGTGGATATGCATACTAGCATCGCCTATATACTTTATAATCATTCCATTTGCTTGGAGGACAGGCTCAGTAATGGCATCCATATATCCATTCATTAATTTTGTTAAACCTTTAACATCATCGCCGAAGCTTTCTCCAAGTGGTGTAAACCCTCTCAAATCAGAAAAGCAAATACTGACCTCTCGTTTCATACCATCTTTTATTAGAGTAGGATTCTCTTTTAATAGACGTACGACAGTGGGCGAAGCATACCCAGCAAATTGTTTTTCTATTTGACGTTTCTGTTGGAATGTGATATAATATACATTAAAGTTTGATTGTGCAAATACTACTAAGGAAGCTAATGAACATAAGGTTGCGTCAAAAAATACTAAGGCAGAAGTCCACAGGTAATAACTCGATGCGAATGCAGCAAAGAGTAGACCGAGAGACACTACCACCCCTGGAATTGTGGGCAAAATATAGACCGCTGCAAGGATACCTAGACTCACTAAAACCAGAAACACAAGCTCAAGTACTGGCTGCCAGTCGGGAATCGTTATTTGTTCTCCTGAAATCAAGGTCTGGATCAGCTGAGCTTGAACTTCGTGGGGATACATTGCACCCATTGGGGTTGCGACTGGATTAGAATAGCCTTCTGCGGTTATTCCAAATAGTAATACTTTCCCTGCTGGTAGTGGGTCTGTTATGCTTATTTGCTCGAACTGATTCCAGAAAGAAATAGGCACTTCAGCAAAGCTATTTGTTGTGATTGGATCTTGACGACCCATACGAATCCACTCGACACCATTGGTGCCTACTTTCATTTGATAGGAAGACTCTCCAGAGAAGACCCGCAAAGTCTCAAGAGCGAGACTGGGATATTGATTTCCTGCTGCATTGACAACAAGTGGGCTTCTTCGCACAACCCCAGTTGGTTCGTCAGGTACTGCAAGAACACCGCCAATGCCAAAGGCATAACTAGAAAGACTATCGATGGGATAAAGTAATCCCGGAATATTGTAGAGCCAGTTTTCATCTTGGTCACCAAATGTAGCAACACCGACAAAGTTGCCTACACCTCCAGTTGTTTGTTGAGTTGGAGCCGAAGCTAATACAACAGCTTTAGTTGCCATTGCTTCCTGTAATAAATGATCTTCTTTAAATCTATCTTCTTCTGAATAAATTACGTTGAAGACATATAAAGAATCGTCAGGCCCACTATTAATATACTTAGCAATAGACCCACGGGGCCACGGATACTGACCTTCGGCAGCAATAGCTCTTTCGTCAATGTTGACAAGTACCACTTCCTCAATATTCTTTTTTTCTTTATTCTGCTGTAACGCGTCATAATAACTATATTCTAATGATTGTATAAATGATGGATTAGATATACTAAGAGCTGCAAAACCAGCAATCGTAAATAGTACAGTCCACCATTTTGTTAAATATTTAAACACCTTTACGATATTCTTTTACTGTATTTACAAACTGTCTTACATTCTCAACTGGAGTTGTCTTATCAATTCCATGAGCAAGATTAACAACATAAGCTTTATCTCTCATTTTATCAAGTACAGGAGTAATATCTTCTCCTTTAATTAATCTCTTGATAGCAATACCACCCTGAAGTACTTCACCATTGATTTCGTCAACTGGTAAGTCGTCACTAATATTAGTACAATCAGCATTTACTACTTCAATATATTCATTGATTTTAGTACCTACTAATCTTGGGAATGCAATGATACCAACGTCAGGATAACGGTTTCTAATAGCGTCTACAATCTCTTTTGTTGGATTGATAACATAATCATCAAACTGATTAGCTGGTATATCTCCAGCCCAACTGTCGAAGATTTGTATCGTATCACATCCATACTCAATCTGTGAGGAGAGATGCTCTACTATATAAGGGATTAATTTATTAACTATATCAAGCCGTGGGGAGTTATACATGTACTTACAGAGTGTATAAGGAGCTGCAGCAAAGCCGATTAGTGACTTACTTTCGTCAAGTTCAGATCGAACCAGCTTGATCGCCTCATATACTGGTTGACATTTTAGACTGAATTCTTCAAAAGTTGTATCCCAAAAAGATTCGTTATAAGGTCCTAGAACGGGACTCGGATTATAATCTAATTCTTGGCCAAGAGCGTGATTTATAATAAGTATGTCTGAAAAGATAATGGCTGCGTCCATATCAAACTCAAGAATAGGTTGCATTGTTATTTCAGCTGCCTTCCATGGTGTGAGGGCCATGTCGAGAAATCCATTTGATTGAGCTTTCATTGCCATATATACTGGCATGTATCTTCCGGCTTGTCTCATAAGCCAAACAGGATATAGGTTCGTTTCTTTATCCTTGATAGTTCTTTGTAATAATGTTTTCATAATTTATATTGTTCCATTTTCATTTAAGTGTTGACAAGTGCTCTAAATTGTGTTATAATAGATTTATCCAATCTTAATACTACAATAGATTCAGTCTTGTGTTACCGATGTTGAGCAACCACCAACAGTCATACAGTTAACTGATACTGAATATGTTTGATTTGTATCACTCATTTGAATTAAAGTAAGATCCGTTCCATATAGACCATCAAGTGTTATCGTTGCGTTGTGAGTTGCACCAGTACCTTTTTGGCGAACGAATACATCGTTATAGTCATTGTAAATTGTTAAATCAGTATTCTTTCTTCCATTACTTTGTTGTTTAATTTTAACTTCATTACTATCACCTGCTAAATGTAAATCAAAATTATGTCCATCGCTCGCGCCTGTTTGGTTCGTTTGTTGAACTGCTAATTGATTGTTGTCTCCATACATTGTGATACCAATATCATGTCCACCTGATTCATAAAGATCACCATACCAAGTTAAATCTGTATCAGAATCTAATGTAGTCCACGCAACACCTTGTGCAAGTTTCATTTGATTACCTGAACCACTTACTTCGTCGAATATAATCTTATTAGTCATTGCAGATGGGTTGGTATTGTACTGAACCAAATACATATCTAAACTTGATGCTGTAATATATGAATTACCATCTAACATACTGACTTCATTAGCGTGACCATATTGATCTATACCTAATTGAAAAGTATCACCAGTTTGTTCCATTGTAATGACGTTATCGTCTGAAAAAGTAAAAGGTGCGATAATCATGGCACCTACAAATACGCCCATCGCGAACCAGGTACCTAAATCTCTGCCCGTCCAAATTTGAGGACCTGTAGCCTTTCTAAATCTTTCCCAAGCTCTTTCTTCATGTTCTGTTTTCATAACTCTATTTATCCCCCTTGTCTTAGATCAATTAATGTGTCATCTCCACCATTAAGTAATATGATACCTTCGTATCCATCAACCGTTGTTCTTATACTTGCTCTTGCATCAACAGCCAAATAAATTGTGATTGTTTCATTAACAGCACGATAGAATACTATCTTACCGTCGCTTTCGTAAATGTTATATTGAGAATCTGGATTTAAACCAAATGCAGCACCTTTTAATTCTGCACCTAATGACGTTTGGCTTATTGCACTATCATCAAGAGTTGCTGCGGATGCTACTAAGGCCTCAACAACGTCAAGAACATCACTAAGAAAATCAACATTTAAATAATCGATGTCGAGCTCAGTAAATTCTAATGAGTCGTCTTCAAGGTAATCGACATCTAATCCGTCAAAATCTAAGAAGTCAATATCTAATAAACCTTTGTCTTGATCTAAATCATTTTGAAGACGCTCGTCAAGTGCTTCTTTAACTTCGGGCGGAGGCGATACAATAAACATATTATCAATCATTGATGTTGTAATACCACGTAATGATAATTTTTTTGTTGGTTGAGTATCGAGTGAGGAAACCATCGTAGCAGCATAGGCTTCATTAAGAACAATTGAGCCACCAAGATTGGATACTGTTATTTCACCAGAAGAGTTTCCGAATTCATCGGGTAATAGAATCACGAGCGATCGCCCAAGCTCATCTATTGTTGTTGTAAAATCTGTTCCACGAACTGCTATTGAGGCCGTGGGAGTTTTAATGTCAATATTACTTTTATTGACCATTCCTAATCGACCTGAAGCAAAGCGAGCAGTGCCCATGGCCATTCTCATTGCCATTTTTGATTTGCTTGGGTCGGGATCGTAGTATACTTTATCGATGTATACTTTGGTATGTTCTGTTAATGATAGTTCTGCTTCATCCAAGAACTGAATAAGCATACGACCATTGGATGTTTCTGCTGTATCATTAAGCTCAACGGTTGGAATAAGCGTGTCACTGACTAAAAGCTCATCTCCAGCCTCTCTAACTAGTTTGGAGCTGCCCTTATGTTCAACAATTTCGCCGATAGACGGGGCTGCAATAACGACTCCCGAAGAAATCGCTATTGATAGCGCCATCAAGCATTTAACTGTCGTTAGAGCTGTCTTTCTGATTGATTTGAATAGTAGCATTATCTGAAGTCACATCTAAAGTTATGATACCGTTACAAGTAGTAACACCCGTAGCACAAGTACCACTCATTTGATTAATATCAATGTCAGCTGAATCACCGGTTAAAGTTACGTTGATTTCCTGCTCTCCACCATCTTTTTGCATGGTGTTGATATTGTTTGATGCACCTGTGATATCGAAATTCCAAATGGCGTCATCTACGTCGATGTCAACATCAAAAATATTCGTATCTCCCAATAATGTTAAATCCATATCTAATCTTTCTGCACTTGCATTATAGCCTTGGTCAAAGTCCATAGTGTTTGAGTCGCCTGTGATGTCTACGTCTATAGTAGAACTATCGGCTGATCCAACATATCCTATATTCCAATCCCACGAATTACTATCTCCTGTAAAAAGAAGATTATAAGTCGAGCTATCAGCAACGATTGTACCAAATAGTAAATTCTCATTACCTATTTGATCGATGTTAATGTTTAACGAAGAACCAGTAACAGCCATTGGAGATGAAGAACTTGAAAAGTCGTCTAATCCAATTTTGTTACCGTATCCATACTGATCAATATACAATGTTAATGTATCACCAGTTTGGTCGATGTTAATCTCATTATCATCAGTTGCCTGAGCAATTGCGTTGAAAGAAAATAAACATAATAAAGATAAGCCTAATATTTTATGTTTCATTATTTTTCCCTTTTATTTTTCATCGAGGCTATGCTTTTCGTTTGTTCCATCATGATCTTTTTGATGGGGGTGACGATGGCCTGCCTCGATTTCCCAAAAACCTCTATCGTGTCCTTGGTATACCATTTCTAATACTCCAGCTTCAATAGCTGAACGTACTGCGTAAGTCACTGATTCATTATTACCAACTCCGTCTTCATACTCAATCAATTGTGTTCCTTGTTCGATAAATCTAAACAGATCACCACCTGAGCCTACACTCAGTACAGTTTTTCGAGTTTGAACATTCAATAATATTTCACCGGTTAATACTGAAACGGCACGGATTGAAACAGTAACTACGTCTTGTCGATATTGATTACTAAAACCAATACCTAACGTTCTTGCTCCTCTTCCTCCAGTTCTAATATTACTATCATAACCAATAATTCCACCTTCTATAATCATACCTGCAAAAAGAAGTGGCCCGACTCCTTGAGTCTTTGTATTTAACTTCTTAGCTGCCTCATCACGAGCTGATCGTATAATTTGTCTTTCACGAACAAGAGAGTCAATACCTTCTCGTTCAACTACTCTAAACCAATGTCCGTTTGCAGCTGTCTTTAAAGCATCAATTAGTAACTCTGTTCCGCCTTGTGTTACTGCTGTAGAGAAACTCTGTCCGCTTTGTGAATCTTTTCTTTGTCCGGTTTTATCTGCAAATCCGTATACTGCAACTACTGGCATAGACTTAGCTTTTGGTAAAGCTAATAAATCAATATACGAAGGTAGCTTAATAACTTCAGGAGATTCTATACAAATCTGTTTGCTTTCGGTGTATTGTCTTACACCTGTGTATAGATCTTTACTCCAACCTTCTTCGTATTGGCCTTTACCATACTCACAGTTAGCCGGTCCATCAGACCACTGTGGCATTTGAGCGCAACCTGTTAACAATAACAGGAAGGTTAAACTAGCCGCCGTCAGTCGTACCATCGTCGCTTCCAAAATTTCCAGATCCAATAGGGATCTCAATAACAGTTGTTGAACCATTCTCATCAACAATAGTCATTTTTATAAATTCTGTCCCATCAGCAGCTGTGATTATTTCATAAGTTACTGTGGAACCTTCTAGTACAAACGATCCAAATCTAACTGGGTTGTCGTTAGAGAACATGTTGTCTACTAGCTGTTTTGATAATTGAGCGTAAATACGTGATTCCAAGTTCCTAATGAATTTGGCCAATGTTGTATTTTCTTCGGCTCGTTGTGCTGCTCTTTGCGCTGCTTCCATCGCATCTTTAATTGCTTTCTTTCTACCATGTTCTTGGTTTTCAACAGTTAAGTAGTGAGCTCCTGTTCCTATACCACTAAACGATGGATTTTTAAAACTGTGTACTATGGGTTCTGCCGCTAAATCGTTAGCAGTAAAAAGTGCCCCTATTACAAATGATACTATTAATACTTTAATCCTTAGCTTCATTTTTCTTCCTCGTCTTTCTTTCAAGCTCTTCTTCAGCCTTTTTAATAAGACCGTCCTTAGCTTTATATTCTAAAACCACATTCACTTTTTGCTGCAATCTAATTAAGTCTTGATCTAACATGCGGACCCGATCAATTACTTTAATTAATTGCATATGATGTTTGTCGATGGCCGGTTCAATAGTTTCGTTGATAAACTTCCAAACGAAATAAACAAAATATCCTAAACCACAAACCATTATAGTCGGAAACCCGTATTCCTGCACTAAGGCAGCTAAGTCTAATCCTTCCATATGTTAGAAGTCCAAACTGAGTTGAACGTCCGTCTTCTTAAAAAACATACATCCATTTTGATCTAGCTCAAGTACAAAATTATCGCCAACGCTCAAAGATGTTTTCTCTACTCTTACTTGACTGTCTGGTTCCAGGGCTGTATCGACATCACTCAGCAGTAAACCTTCTTCAGTTATATTAAACTTGTAATCTACATACATCACTTCAATCTCTCCTTACATCCACTTTTCCGTCTTCAATAAAATTTTCGGCTCTAGCTATACGATCAGTGTCCGGCGTCAGTCCTAATGCCGAACTAACAAGTAAGTCTATCTTGATAATTTCGTTGCTCATAGACCTAGCTCGATTCTCCAAGCCCTCCGAAAATATTGTTAATGTCTTAATACTATCAACGATTCCTTCAAAAATCTGTCTAATAATAATAAAGATAAAGAATCCCATTACAAGAGCTCCGGCGATCGGCAGTCCGACGTCAGAGATCAACTGTAAAATCTGTTCCATTTTTGCTCCAGTGTGAAGCTATCTAGGGCTTCGTTCTATTTATAATGAGAATACACTTAAAAAAGTGAAAAAAACAGTTGACAAATTCGTTTTGATATGTTATAATATACTTATAAATTAAATTAAATAGGAAACTAAATGAACGTAAGAATACTTGGAAACCAACCAGAACCAACTTTAACTAGAGATGATGCTTACTACATCACAGACTTCGAGGTCAGAACTAAAGACTTAGAAACCTTTGAGCATGGTAAGACCCTAGTTGACCTATGGATCAAAAAGAATGATCCAACTCTGGAAGGCTGCCAGTTTAATCTTACAGATCCTATGACTGTAGGCATCTATCCTATGGTCGGCAAGACTAATATGGACAGCATCGTGTTAATGCTCGAAGAAATCGGCTTTTATGGTAAATCTGCTGGTTATTCATTATAGTTATAAGCTTATAACAAATTGATATAAAAAACAGTTGACAAACACCATTTGATTTGATATAATATACCCATCAAATATGAAAATTTAAAACTAAAGGAAACTACATTATGCTAACTCAAAACGAATTGAACAAAATGAACTCACTACTTGCTAAGGCTGACTCTTCTCAGATGCGAATGATCAATGGCATGTTTAACGATCAGCACAAAGCTAAGCAGCAGATGGCTAAGAACTCTTTCGTCAAAGGGCAGAAAGTCTTCTTTATGACTAAGCTTGGCCAACGTCAAGAAGGTGTTGTTACTAAGGTAATGATTAAGAACATTCAAGTTGATACTGCAGAAGGTGGCATCTGGAGAGTATCTCCAATACTTCTCAAGGCTTGCTAAAATAAGTGAAAATAAATGTCAAAAAGGGTTGACAAATACCTTTTGATATGATATAATATACTTATAAATTATGAAAAATGGAGAAATGATTATGACTAACTTTGATAAAGACCAATTTACTTGGGATGGAATGTACTTAATGTATAGAGGCGGGTTTGAGAATGCACCTCTAATGAACGAGGTACATCCTGACTGTCACCCATCTTGGGTCGGTCTAGTTAAGCCATCATTTATTGCTAGGTTCAAGTACGGCTCAAAGCCTTGGAAATCTTGGGTTAATGCAATCGTTGAAAACTACACTGTTGAAGAATACCTCGCAGAAGTTAAATCATCTTCTCCATTAGAAGCTGTTAATAAAATTGGTTACTCAGGAAAAGGAAGATACTTTTCAAGGAAGGCTGCATAATGATTGAGATTTTACAAGAAGTAACTGACTGGGGTACTGAGAATGTATCCAACGGTGAATACCACGTCAATGGTCTTGGCCAACTCTACGCTTACAAAGCTACAGGTGGAGATCTAAAGGTGTTTAACAAACCAATGAAACAGTTTTCTAAATCACGACGTAAGTTCAAAAAGGTAGGTGAATATGAGCAATAGTATAAAAGGTCTTATTAAGACAGTAGGTGCATTTGTAATTGTAACTTGTGTTTTTGCATATGGTTTTTCCTTTTATGCTGCAATTCCTGATGTTCTTGTGTCACATTCTACCGATGAGTGTGTTACAGTAATTAACTATACTGACGAAGACATTTACTCTTGTGAGAATATGCCTACTAAGTATAACAAAGTGTGGGTAAAATAATTTGAACATATTTGTTTTAGATTCAGATCCTATCACCGCTGCACAAATGTGCTGTGACAGACACGTACCTAAAATGATTGTTGAAAGTGCTCAGATGCTTTCAACAGCACATCGAATGCTTGACGGAATACCAGAAAGAAGAAGATCACGATCTGGTAAAACGATGCAACAATATTACTCTTTTGGCGACGAAAGAGATGATCTTTACTATTTGGCAGTACACAAATTCCATCCGTGTACAACTTGGACTATGGAAAGTAAAACTAACTACGAGTGGCACTACGAACACTTTCGCGGACTAGCAAATGAATTTGAGTACCGCAGAAACAAGCCACATCTTACATGGCAGAAACTCGGCGCAATGCTTAGTATGCCTCCTAAGAATATAAAAGACATTGGGCTCACACCGTTTGCACAAGCGATGAGCCAGTATCCTGACTGCAAAAATGAAGATGCAGTTCAGGCTTATAGAAACTATTACCATGCAGCAAAACCCTTTGCTAAGTGGGACTGGGGGCGACCAGCACCTAGCTGGTGGCAAGGATTTGAAAGTTACAATAAGGAGGAACTTTTAGATGGGATTACGTAAGCAAATGTTAAACTTTTATAAGTATATTAAGGAGGAATCAAAAGTGAATAATGAAATAGTAAAGTCTTTGATGGAAGATTGTAAGAGAGGAAAACTCGATGTCGATGAAGTTCTAGAAGCAACTTTAAGTAAGTTAGTTGAACTAGACGATCGTGCTGTGCTCACTATGGCAGTGGAAAACGGTTTTATTATCGCTGATGACTACGAGGATGATGTTCGAGTTAGGATCGAAAGAGAGATTGATGCAGATGATCAATTAACGGCTCAGCAAAAAATCATCGAAAAGGTCTTAGCTAGATACGGAGATCATGAATAATGGAAATAGACTTTGGTGTAATAGAATTCATAATTACTGCTAGTATTTTTAGTGTATTTGGATATTTTGCTCAATGGGCAGAATCCAAGAAAGAAATTGTAGCTGCAACTATAGAATCTCTTATTGACCAAGGATTCCTTAAGACTACTGGTACCGGTGACAACTGTCATCTGGTCAAATGGTCGGAAGAAGAATAAACTCACTCTGCTCCGTTCGTCTAGTGGTTAGGACACCGGGTTTTCATCTCGGCAACAGGAGTTCGACTCTCCTACGGAGTGCCAAAAAGGATATATTATGATACCACTTGTTGGAACTCGCAAGTCTAAGCTAGCTCTTGCGTATACTGAACAAGCTACTAAGCTTATTCCTTTTCAAACGAACACGATATTAATAGACTCTACTGGAGATCTAAACCCTACTACTGCCATTGAAGAAATGGGTGGTAAAGGTGTGTTCTGTAAAGAGATAGAACAAAGCTTAATGGATAAACAAATAGATATTGCTATCCACGCATTTAAAGATCTCACTCGAGATAACGATGCTCACTTACACATACCTTGTGTACTCCCCAGAAATGACCACCACGACTGCCTTGTAGGTAATAATATTAACCCAAGGAGTATAGGCACAAGTAGTCCTAGAAGGATCCAGCAGATACGTGAGTTATATCCTAATGCTGAAGTTGTTCCCATAAGAGGTAATATAGATACAAGGATTAATAAGCAAGAGAATGGAGAATACGACGCGATAATCTTAGCAAAAGCAGGACTTGATGCTCTCGGATTAACACATAAGATATCAAGAGTATTTGGAACTGCTGATATGTTACCTGCACCAGGTCAAGGTGTTATTGCTTTACAAATGAGAATAGACGATCGTATGTCAACCGCTTTATCTAATGTAAATCATTGGGATACTTGGTATATGGCTATGGCTGAAAAGCAAGCACTTAAAGAAATAGATGGAGATTGTCAAACACCTATTGGTATGTTATCTATAATAACAAATGGTAATATAAAAATAATAGGAAGGAACTTTGAGACAATGAAAATCAGTGTACAAGAAGGCCCTATACACCAATTCCAAGAAATAGGTTCTGCGTTAGGCAGATCGCTAATTTAAACAGGATTTACCATCCACTTTTGATTTTAGTATCAAAGTAATACTGTTTGCATTCGCGAATAGTTTCTGACACACCCGCTTCTACTTCTACTTTACATTTCTTATTCAACTCAACTGTATTATTCGTAGCACTAATAGTACCCACAACAAGAATAACCCAAAACACAATAGTCATTATTTACAAACTCCAAAGAAAAAAAAAGAGGGATCCGAAGATCCCCCTTAAAGTACCAATGTAATTTATTATTCTTAGAATAAGTTAATTACACGAACTCGTCTGTAGTACTTGTTCGCATTGTCGGTTAATGCACCAACACCTTGCGTAGTACCCTCTGCGAATGGATTAGCAACCATACCGTATCGAGTTTTGAATCCGATTTTTGGTTGGAAGCTATTCTCACCAACAGCACGAACCATTTGCAATGGAACGTATGGGCAGTAGAACAAGCCAGCATCGAACGCACTAGAACCTTTATAACCAACTACTAGGTAGTTAGCACCGGCGAATGGATCGATATACACTTTGAATCTTCCGTTAAGAACACCAGCAAAAGTATTACCAGTATCATCAACTTCAAGAGTGTTAGAGTTAAGAGCAGGTGCGTAGTCTAGTACGCCAGCCATTTGCAATGCAGATGCTACGTCTGAAGAACAGATAACCATGTTACCTTTCCCTCTACGAGTACCTTTCGCAATAGCGTTTGCTTCTTGCTCGATTTGGAACATAAGTCCCTTGAACTTCTCTACAGACCAACGACCGTTAGCGTCGACATCCAAGTCGAAAACACCAGCAGCAGCAGTACCAGGAGCACCAGCTTCAGCAGTCTTGTAAATTGTTCTAACAACTTCACGGTTGATTTCTGTTAAGATTTCAGATTGAAGAATGTTAGCAAGTTCAGTTTCAGCGTCTAAGCCGTGAACAGCACGTAGATCCTGAGCAAGCTCAGTAGTGTATTCAGCTTTCAGAGCTCTAGTCTTAGCAGCAACAGTTACTTTCTCAATTGAGAAGGCCATTTCTGCGTAGCCAGCACCAACACCATCACCAAGTGCTTCACCAGCACCTGTGTCAAGTCCAGTACCAGATGTTACTAGTGCAGGGTTAGCGTTAGGTAGAGTGTTAGCGTGTGTGCCAGCACCTGTGAAGTCAGTATCCGCTTCCGCGTAGAATGCTTCATCACCGTTTTGTGCACCGTATCTTGCTCTCATAGCAAAGATTAGACCAGTAGGACCAGTCATAGGCTGTACGCCACAGATGTCATATGCGATTAGGTTAGGAACCGCTCTTCGTACCAAACTTATAAGAATTGGGTCATAACCAGCTGTAGGTCCTGCAGCTGTTGAAGCTGAACCGAAACCACCAGTACCAGCATCGTTAGTTGGTGCTGCTTCTGAAAGAAGGCTTGTCATATTTGCTGATAAATCACCAGTTTCTGACAGAGCTCTCTCTGTGTTTTCGAGGATTGTTGCTGTTACCGCTTTCTTATGAGAATCAGTAATAGGGGAAAAAGATGCATGCTCTAAGATAGGGCTCCACTTTTCCACCAATGCTTGATAGTTACTCATTTTCTATCTCCTTTTGTATTAAATTAAATTAAGTTTTTTAAACAAACCAATTTTAATTATTCTTTACTTCTTAGTGTTGAAAGCTTCAACTAGAGCATTTATAGAAGTGTAATCAGAAGTTGGTTTTTTTACTTCCTGTTCTTCTAGAATAATTTCGTCTTCTTCGACATCCTCTACTTTAGGGGTGGCAATTTTGCCCTCGCTAAAGAAGGATTCCTTGATTACTGAAAGATTTTCTGCGTAAGCATCTGCATCTTCAACGTCAAGCTTTTCAGAAAGTACTTTAAAACGTTCTACCTGATTTTCAGATAAACCGCTGATCATACCTTCAAATACTTTTTCAGCCTTCATAGAAGAGATAACACCTTTAAGTTCAATATTTTCATTGACTACAGTGTTAGTACCTTCTTCAAGGTCTGAAACTTGTTTCTCTAAACTCTCAACTACATCGAAAGTCTCTTCTGATACTTCAATGTTGTGCTCTGTGAAAAGACCTTTAAGACCGTCTAGTAGAGATTCTGCCATTTCAACTTTGATACCGGCTTCTACAGCGATTTTATTCTCTTCCATCCACTCACCAACAACGTAGTCTAGATATTTGTCTACATTTTCAACAACATCTTTCATACGGTTATCGATAGCTTCACTTAGTTCACTTTCGAGTTTACTTTCTAGATCTTCTTTCAAAGAGTCTGTCTTTGATGCAACTTGCTCATTAACAGCTGCTTCGAATACTAGTTTAATATTTGCTTTAAAATCTTCTGAAAGATCAGTACCTTCAAAGATTGATTCGATTGAATTTTCAATCTGTACAACTTCTTCAACAACTTCGTCAGTAGTTTCTACTTCTTCTGCAGTTGGTACTTTCTCACCGGCTTTTTCTTGGCCAGGAGTCTTTACATCTGATTTCTTGACTTCGACTTCGCCTTTTTTCTTCTTGACAATTTCTCCACCTTCAGGCTTTACAGGCTGAGGTACTTCTGAGTAACCGTCGTCAGCAACGAATTTAGTTTTGTCGTCTGCCATAATTATTTCTCCTTTAATATCTATTTAAATTCTTAAACTTATTGTAAATTGTTTCTTAACAAATTATTTATTAATTGTTTAATCTCTTAAAGAACGAACGAATGATTGAAACATCCTTGCGGCCGTTGCTTCGTCAATTGTTCGCACTACACGATTAACTTTTCTCTCAACTTCTTCAACTATTTCTTCGATAGCTTCAGCTACTGCTTGAGGCCTCCAAGATGAAGAAGCAATATCGTAATAATACTCTCTATTCTCCATAATGCCATTTACAAATGCATTAGGAGCTGAAGGATCAGTTACAATGTCTACAGTAGCAAGATGAAAGTCTTTTTGAACTTCCATAACACCATCTGATAACTGCTTAACTGAACCCAATCCTCTGGTTGAAACTCCGATTTTAACACCTTCGTCAAGTAAAGATTTAACAATCTCACCCATTGGAGTGGATAAGATTTTTGCTTTACCGTAAAAGTCATTACCTTCACGTCTCATTGAAGTAATTAGGTGTGATACTCTGTCACCGTTAATAGTTGGTCCGTCTGGGTGTCCCAGTTCTCCAAGCGCTCGCTTTGGTTGAATAAATTCTTTGTCATAGCGCGCCATCTCTTTCTCAAGAGTATCACTCGGATAAGTACGTCCGTTTCTATTTTTTAGATCGCCTTGCATGAAGATACCTTCGATAAAGTGGGACTTAGTTCCGTCCTCTTTAGCTTCAGTAATTACTTCAAGGTTCTCATTTAGTTCTGTAATAAGTTGCATATTATCACCTTAATTAAAATTTCTTTATTTTATTTATAACTTTCGTTATATTCTAGCATCATAGTAATTCTTATTCAGTTCACCACGCTCTGTAGTCTGCCCCTTTTTTCTACACTTAACATATGTGTATTGAGCATTACCACCAGTTGGAGTAAATGTTCTAACTCCATTTGCTGTGGTACCATTAGCATCTGAATAAGTATCTGAAGCTATAGCTGTGTTTTCATATTCCCAAACACAAACATTGGCTGCGTCTTCTGATCCTAGTACGTCAACCCAAGCCATTCTCTTTAAACTCCTGCCTGAGTAGCGAATTTTAAGATTTCGCCAAATCCTTTTTGATCTTTCATCATGCTAGTTTCCATCTCTTTACGATTTTTAGGATTTAATCCTTTCATCATCGCGTTAAGAGCCTTAACATCTTTAAAATCTAACTTAATAGATTGACCATTCTTAAGTCTTAAATTACCCGGCTTGAAATTGGCTTCGTCTAAGAAACTTTTTTTTTCTAAAGATTCTTTTACAACACCAACTGATTTAGCTAATGATTTATGTACATCAGCAGCATCGTCTTCATCACCGTAGTGACTTACAGCAAATTTCCAAACGTCTTTTGGTTCGCCACTTACAAATGCTTGTCCATCACCGTGCATTGAGATTTTAACATTGAATCTTTTTTCTTGAGAAGCTTTTTGACTATCGCTACCAATAAAATCTACATCAATCTTAGATTCGCTTAAGTCAAACTTTTCTGTTATTTGGTTTAAGCCTTCAACTTCTTCGTACATTCCTGAGTTGATATATCCAGCTTCTAATTCAACATCTACTGCATCATCATCGCCTTCAACATCGTCGTCGTCTTTGTCTAAGTCGATTGCTTTGTTTGTGATTTCGTTTCCTTTAGCATAAGCGTATAGGGATTTTACTTGACTGAATACTTGTGCTAATTTTGACTGCCACCATTCTTCTGGATCCAAACCGTCAATTTCTAAATACTCTTGGATTTCTTCAGAAGCGTAACATATAAAGTTGAGTTGCTTCATCATCATTGAGACTTCTTCTTGGGGACTTTCCAGAAGATCTTCTGAATGAGATACTTTACTCATTAAACTTTTAAATGAAATTGAATTGCTTTCGTTTTGACGCTTAAGCACTGCTGCAACTTGAGGGTGTCTAGATAAACCTTTTGCAAGTTTGTTGATCGCTTCAACAGCACCTGAATAATTACCACCAGCGTATCTCTTATCAGAAGCAATACCGATTGCCATCTTAACTTCTCTATCAGAGAAACGTTCGATTCCTGACTCTTCAGATTCGTCTATATTACGAGGCATTTTAAAAACTTTCTTTTTCTGTGCCTTGTCGTATGCTTGATCGTAGTTGTCGTCACCTTCTTGGTCAGCAGGCCTTTTCTTCTTTGTTACACCTGGAATTTCTCCAGTATGAACATGGTCAGGCGCGACCGGGTGTTTTATCAACTCAATCTTATGCTGATCTTTAAATGCTTTCTCTTCTGGCGATTTTGGTTGCGCCACCTCTGAAAGCAGGTCTTTAAAGTTTTTCATATTTAGTCCCTATTTAATCTTATCTAATCTATATTTATTATCAATTTAAATTCGTCTCTAGAAAGAAGTATCATCTTCTCCTTCATCATCAGAAGGAGCTTCAGCCTTTTCCTTTTCCATCTGATCAGTCATTTCTATAAATTCTTCTTCTGTCATCTGAAGAATGTTTCTAATAACCCATTCTCTAGAATAATACTTTCCAATATTATCTTCAATATCTCTGAGTGTAGTCATACGCTCACGTAGTATTTCAGATTGCTTCAGCTCATCGTAATAATTATCTCTAGCAAATTCGTATCGAATATCATTACGTATAGCATCAAATTCTTCAGGTGTCAAAACACCTTTTAAAACTAACTGTTTTTCTAGGATAGTAGTAAATAACCAAGAAAAACGTGATCTAATTCTTTTGATAAACTTACCAAACTTAAGTTCATCACGTGTAATTTCTGAAGCTCTACCAAAGGTCGCTTGACTCTCTGGCTCTAAACGTGTTAAAGGTACTTTCAACGCTTTGTATAATTTACGTTGGAAGTACAACATGTTTGTATCATCACTTAAACCGGCGGCTGAGCCTCCTGCAAGTGTATCAACTTCAGTTGTTCGTTCACCACCTCTTCGTGGGAACCAAAAATCTTCAGTCATTGTCATCATCTTGCGAGAATCATTAATCTCACCAGTTGACGAATTATATTGTAACTTATTCTTATGGCGAGTCATCATATCTCTAAGATACTGTTCTGCTTTCGCCTTCGGTAAGTTACCGACATCAATATAAAAAATTCTTCTTTCAGGTGCTCTTGTTAATGTGTAAATAACAGTAGCATCTTCTAACATACGTAGTTGGTTTAATGGCTTGATCGCAGGATGTAAATGAGATAATACTAAACTATTATTTTCATTCATCATGCCAGATGTTACTCTAGCTATACTATCCTTAGTAATCTTAAAGCCTGATGTAGATCCGTCTCCGCCAGACTTATTAGAACCAAACCCACTTTCTGAGTACATATAATACTCATTCTTAATCTTTTTAGTAGGGACTCCACTATGAGGATCCTTACTCTTTTTGTCTACTTCACGAATTAGTTTCAGTTTTCTAGGATCACAGTATCTTAATTCTATGATACCCTTTTTTAAATCCTTAGGATTAATTACTATGTGATAGTTTAATCTACCATCAACATAGAACTTCTGAAACATATCATAACCGTTATTAGCTATGTCCATCATAGCCAATACGTTGTCAAATTCTTCTACAATTCGCTCTTTTACTTTATCAGGTAAATCAGCCTCACCTAAAGTAACCTTAACAACGCTTTCATCTACATCAACAGATATAGCTTCGTTAACTACGTCGTCAATTGCCTGTGCAATTTCAGGTTGCATGGCCATATTTCTATACTTTGTGATAAGTTCAGATTCAGACTTAGCTGCACCTTCCATATCAAGTATAGTACTATAAAAACCACCAAGTGAATTACCACTAACGGTAATTGCACCATCATCATTTTGTGGGGCCACGAACGATGCAACATCTTTGTTACTCTCGTCCTGTGGCCTCGATATTTCAAAGCCAAATAATTTCATATTATATTACCTAATTTAGGTTGTAGGAATTCCAGTAGCGCCCTCTACTCGCCAGAAGTCATAACTGAAGTTGACCGTAAATTCTTCGATCTGATCAGTTGTGCCCCAGTCCATAGTAATCTGGTCTACTTGGGTTGGATACATTCCTTCAAAGACGTAAGTTCTAATTGCGTCACCATCTTTACTGTACTGTGTTATAATTCCGTTTGATTTGTAATCTTGTGGTAAAGCACGTAGGTTGCTATCGTGTGTATTGATAGCATTCATCCACGCTTCCATACCATTTCTAACTACGAAATCTTCGTCATTAATACAAGTTACTGTCCAATCTGCAAATGTTCTATCACCTGCGTACTTAATCTGTCTTCCGAAGTAGTTAGCATTAAAAGAACCCACGGTAGAGGCTGGTAAACCAGCAGCTCGTACCATGAATGGAACTTTAAAGTCTGCTTCAGGAGCAACAGGGTTAAGAATTTGAACTTGGAACAGACTAGGACGGGCACCGCCACCAGTAAGCTGTGACTTAAATTCGTTAATGTTAAATGCCATGTTCGTATTCTCCTTTTATATTATTTATTAACCGATTGAGCCGACAATTTCTTCAAACTCAATCCCACTTCGTGTTGCCACAAAGGTTAATTCAATAACGTTAATTGAACGGGCCGGTTTAATAAAGATATTAGCTTTAAATTTACCTTGATCAATTACCGCAGGAGTATTAACAGTAGCGTCAGCAATAACTCTAAAGTCAATTATACCTCTTCGTCCTTGAATTTCTCTTAGGAAAGGTTCAACGATATTCTTAAACTGTGTTTGAGAAAATTCGTCGTTTAATTCAAACAAGAATGTTTGAGCTGCATTAGCAATCGCCTTTTCAACCGAGATAAACAGTCTTCGTACATTTAATCTGTCAAATGCTGAAGTTAAACCAAGTCCTGTTTTATCACCAAATAGTACAATTCCTTGACCTACTTGACTCATTACTGGGTTAATATCTTTGCTGTAGAGTTGATCTCTATGAGCTTTATTAGGATTAAACGCAAGTTTAACAACATTCTTGATTACACCCTTACGGAAACCAGCAGGAGATTCAAAAGGTTCAACTCTTGAAGCCAGACCAGCAGTATCACCATTAAGTGGTACCCAACGATAAAAATCATTATACTTATCGTATCTGTACTTATATCCAGAATCCATAAACCAGTATGAGCTATTCTGAAGGGCATTTCTATATGCAATCGTTTTAGTAAGTTTTGCGTTTGTTTTATTTTCGTCTACTACTGCTTCTTTAGAAGGTGATAGGAATGCAACACAATCTTTTCTATAATCTGAGATATTAGAAATGATATAGTTAGCAAGATTACCTGAGTTGTCACCTTTACCTTGAAGAATGAATGAAACATCAATTTCATTTGACGATTTAAACAAGTCGTAACCAGCTGCTTTAGCACCAAGAGATGTAGCTGATTCAGAAGTACCTGAAGTACCAAGTGCTAAACTCTCGTATGTGCTGTATTGAGCAACGCCTTCAAAGTGTGCTGTATTAGCAACTTTAACCCAACTTGATTTGTTTTCAATCACTTGCTTGTAGTAATTTGTTGTTCCATCAGGTAGTACAGCAGATTGAGATGTACCTACATCTTCATAAAGCTCTAGTATAGTACCTGCTTCACCAGTAATAACTCCATCTTCGTCTCTAACTAAGACGTGATAGTTACCAGTTTGCGGTGCTTTACCGAATGAATTGTGGTATTTCCACTTACGTGCCAAACTCAACTTATTTAAATCGTCTTCTGCAAGCTTGTAGTTTGTTCCAAGACCGATTGTGTATTCGTGTGAAGCAATAAGTGAAGTGTTAGCGGTGGCATCACCAGCAGCAGTCAAGGTTCTCTCTGTAAATGTGCTTACAGCAATGTCTTGATATCCAACAGATTCGTTACCAACTTCAACAATATCACCTTCTGCAAAGGTATCAGCTGCTAGAGCAGCACTTGGAAGTACTTCAAATACAATCGAAGATGCATTAAATGCAAGTGTTTGACCGATTTGTGTATTACCAGTTAATCTTGACGCTGCTATATCAGCAACAGCAATTACATTGTTCTCAAACGCAGTATTTTGTACGTATGCTACTTCCAATGAATTACCCAGATCTCCTGGATATAATGCATCGAATGCACCAAAAGTGTGTAGTTGTGTATTTGCACTTGAAATATCACTAGCAGAGGCTGTGACAGCACCGTTATCTACACGAGCTACATAAAGAGCATTTGAGTATGAAAGGTAGTCTGCTGCAACAAAGAATGTCTCATAGTTATCGTTATTTGGTTCGCCAAAACGGTTTACTAATTCATTCTCTGAAGAAACTAGTACTGTTTCACCTACCGGACCCCATCTAAAAACACCAGCAATTGCAGCAGGTGGCGTAGCGATGGCCGGTACCGCGGCTGATGCGTCCACTTCGCGAACTATAACCGAAGGACTTACGGAAAAAGCCATATTATTTCTCCTTTAATATTATCTATTTAAAACTTTTTGTCTAAAATTAGTTATCACAGTTCTATTTATAAAAACAGAAAGGTTGTATTCATTTATCATATCTGCCATGACTCTCTAGCAAAACCATACCCATCGTCTTCTATAGTTTCACCACCATCATCTATAAATCCGAATGGTAATAAATCTTGTTCGATTTGTTCTTCTGTTTTTTGCCTTAAGCGCATCATAGTATTAATATCAGTAAGATCTTTGAAGAAGGCCTGATCCGTTAACCACGAAAAGATAACTAAATTCATTACCAAATCGTCGTGTGCACCAGATTCCGCTTCGTATGATGATCCTCGTTTAGAAAATCGCGATAACTCTTGTATTGTGTTATAATCCTGTAAAATTAACTGATTCTGTTCAATCAGCATTTTTAATATAGAACAACCGATACTTTTAACACTTTTTGTTGTTCTTATTCCATTATCTGTTCTTTTACCAAACCCGCTTGAAATCCTTTTACCAGATCTTCCTGCGTTTTCAGTAAACAACAGATTTTCATAACCATAGTCCATTAAGAGCACATCTGATACTTGTTCACCGATATCATTGATTTCGATAAGTACCGCGCCCTCATTGTACATTAATCCTATTCTATATATAATTGCCGCGAAATCCACTGGTGAGACAGTGTTGTCTCTAAAAGTGCAGACTTGCTTATAAGGCATAGTTGTTATATCTATTACATTAAACGTACTATAATCTAATCCTTTACCACGAGATACGTCAACTGTTATTACATACGTATGATCTTCTAAAGCTGCTTCGTATTGTGTTAAGAATTCTCTTTCTTGTATTGGCCGTGAATAAGCTAATTCTTTTAATTTAGAACCATCAATGAGTGTTCCTGAACTACCTAAAAATTCACAACAATATTCTTGTTTAAACTTTTGTTCGTCATGATCTAAAGCTTCGAGCGTTTCGGCTCTCCATTTTTCATCTCTACCTGGTACATCGTTCCACATTACTTTAGTAAACTCGTAACCATTAGTACCTTCTTCAGCACCTTTACAAGTTTTCCAAAAATGATTTAAGCCGTTGGGGGTGGAGGTCATTAATAGTTTGGTAGATTCACCAGATGAAATAGTAGGATATACAGAAGCGAAAAACTCATCGTAACCTTCAATGAATGCAACCTCATCTAGATATAGGAAATTTACAGACTTACCACGAATAGCGCTTGAAGATGTTGTTCCTGCTAATACTTGACAACCATTCTCTAGTGCTATATTACCCTTATTCCACTCTTCGATACCTTGTTGTAGCCATTTCGGTAACGCTTCATATGCTAACTTGAGCCTACCCATAACTTCTCTAGAAGCATCTCCTTTGTTAGCAAGGATAGCAACAGTCTTAAATTCGTTAAACAATATGTAATGTAATATAACAGCAACAGCAGTAGTTGTTTTACCAGACTGACGAGCCGTTAAAACACAAGCACGTCGATTTGCAAAGATTTTATTGCAAATTTCTTTTTGATAATCATACATGTCAAATGGTACTAAGCCTCTATCAACGTGCACAATCTTAATATAACTTTTTGCAAAGTATATGGGATCCTTAGCACATTTCATAAATTCTTTTATTTGTTCAGGCGTATACTCTATAGCTTCAGCTGATCGCTTGAGATATGAGTTTCCTAAATATCCATTACTCATGTTTTATCTTGTTCACCATTTATCATTTTAAGTAAGTCGGCAGTAGATAATATTAAATTATTATTAGTAACTTCAGTTTTAGAAGGATTTGCTTCTTCTTTAGCATATCTTTTCTTTGTTGACATTTCAACATAATCTTTGTTAGCGTCAAGTAGTGTTTTCATTAAAGTGGATACAACTTCAAAGGCTCTTGGTGACTCAGACTGCTTTGCAATCTCAACCATTTCTTTGATTGACTCATCACCCAAGTTAATAATATTCTCGATATTTTCTTTGGCTAACTCAATATCTTTTAGATTCTCATCAGCCTGGCTATCTACAACTGCGAGAGGTTGTACTACACCTTCTACAGGTAAGTTATCAACTTCCTCGTCTTCAGCAATAACAATAGGAAGAACTTCAGGATCATTCTCTCTGACTCCATCTAATATTGCTTGTTTTCTCTCGTCAGCGTCTTCTAGCGATCGCATGTTAAGAACCTCAGCTATTTTATCTTGTTTCATTATCTATTTATGACCTTCGTTGACCTGTAAATATTAACCACCATCGAAACCATCGACGGCCTTCTCCATAAGCTGCTGATCTTAGTCTGTCGTATTTCATTTAAGGGCGCAAGCTTTTCGTAGCCCAGAAGTACTAAACCTATGATCTCTTTTATTAAAATGCAATTCAATATCACGTTTTCGACAAATATCTTTACCAGTAAACTCTTTGTCTCTATACTCGTCTCCTAAGATACGAACATCAATATGATACAATTCTAACAGATCTAAAAGATCTTGTTCTGTGTTATAAGGTATAATCTCATCGACATATGATATTGCCTTGAGCTGTGTGTATCTTTCAACAATTGTTTGTATGGGCGGGTTCTTGTCTTTTGGTCTATCTTTAGCAGGATCCATTTGTAATCCTACCATTAAATAGTCACACTGAGATTTTGCATCTCTTAACATTTGCACGTGTCCTGCATGTAACAAATCAAATGCGCTGCACGTAAATCCAATTCTACTCATAATATCTCCGTCATCTTATAGATCTAATTATATATTATAACACACTTTGGTGCAAATGTCAACCCCTAAGATGAAGGTGCAGTATTTGCAATCTGAGGTGCGTAATCCCAATCATCGTCATAGTCTATTAAGCTGTAATCAACAGAAAGATCTTGGTCTGTAGTTGCAGCATTATTAGCATCCATACCAGGTTGTAATGTGTAAAACTCTTCTGGCTCAGTATTAGTAGTTGAGTCTGTAGCATATCGTATATCAATAAACTTAATAACTTCACTTGATTTCTCAGGCCCGAAGTACCATGCTTTCATAGTAAAGTTAAGTGTATAAACTATTGCTCTTCGTTCGTCAAAACTTCCTTCGTATACTTCGTCCATCGAAACACCATTTAATATCAAAGGGATATCAATTGGTTCTAAACCAGTCATAAGTCTTACTGTTCGTGTATAGTCTGGATTAAAGAATGGAATAACTTGTTCTAATAACTTAACTGCGTCTTCTTGGTATTTAGTCATAATAAACAGTTGGAAATCTAAATTATATGGAACACCTGCGTAAACAAACTTACGACCACCTAATGCATCATCAACTACTGTTTTTCTTATTTTAGTAATTGGTGAGATTTTACGTTCTGCATCATACGACATATTTGTCATTTCAAACGACATACGCGGTAAAGTAACAGCAGCTTTTGCTTTATAATCTGGATTTTGATCTAGACGAGATAATATCTTTTGATAAGGCGCATAAGAGATCGGCACAATCATTGTTTGTTGTGTTACTCCACCATTATCAACTCTCTGAACTTGCAATTGATTAAAGTATGTACCAAAAAGGGCAACATATTTGCGTGTGGTTTCGTTATAGAAATAGTTAGCTATGGCCATTAGGTATCACTTATAGTAATGTTTTCAGTAAAGGGATCGCTCTCTGAGAAATCTAGGATGTTATCGCCTTCTTGCTCAAATGTGAAGTTTCTAGCAAGAGAATCACTTCCATCAATTTCTGTATTAGCAAGGTCTTGTAAACTGGTAGTTGATGTAGTATCAATAGAATCAAAGTAATTATCAATATTTGGATGGCCAGTTGAGAATCTCTGTCCACTATATTCTATTAACTCACATCTCATGTCTTGTACTTGTAGAGCACCTGTTTGATAGAATACACTCTCATGTTCAACAAATTTGATTTCAAACATTTTTTCGTTGAGTGGGAAGTATATTAAATCGCCTTCACGAGGTCTTATAATCTCAACAACTTCTCTAGTAACATGTCTTTCAAATGTTCTGTTAGCTACAGTGAATGTAATACTATCGCGTATTTGTAAACCGAATTTAGAAAGGAAATCACCTTCACCTTCAAACCCGTCAACATTTTTAACATATGCTTCAAACTGAAACATCTCATCATATAATGGTAAATCGTCTTCGTTTAAAACATCGTCGCGAGCGCCTATGGTACGTTTAATGTACATAACATCAACACCATACATACGAATACTTTCAATAACTAAGTCATCAATTAAGCTCTGCTCGTTAAAGTTATCGTAGTTTCTGAAGAATACATTAGTTGCCATCTAAACATTATCCAATAAAGTTATAGGTAAGAGGCTGGTAAGAACGAATTGCTTCTTCTTCCATCTTCTCTCGTTCTGCTTTTGCTTCTGAAAGAATCTGTTCTCCATTAAAAGTAACACCGCCAACTAATTGCATTCCGCTGAACTTAGTTAAATTTAAACCCCAATTTTCTCTGACTAAAACAGTTGCATAATTTTGTAACCAACGATCGCCCCAAACATCTGAATAAGTATCACCGTCAATAACATCATAAGCTTCAATAATAACATACTCACCAGGAACCATAAAGTCTTTATTAACATCAAGGTATAAGCGATTAACGTGTTTATTATAACGAATCATTGGTTTACCTACAAGAATCTCTTGCAGGAATTGTAAGTGGCTCATTGACATATAATAGTTTTGAATATTATATCCAGTGATATCTTCAATGTTATTTAATACAAATTGGTATTGAACATTAAATATACCAGAACCAGTTGAAAGATTTGATGTTAACGGGAAGACACCAGATATACCAAGTAATCCTTGTGGTAAAGTAAGATAACCGTTTTCTCTATCCCCTTTAGCAACTCCTGTAATGGTAGCATTTACACCAGAATTAGCACCAATAACACCTTCATTTGTTTGAAACGGTATTAACTCTTTGTGTGTAAGATTGTCATAAACAACAACCGAACCGCCTACTTGATTTGTTGAAACTTTAGCAGTTGCACCAGAAATAACTCCTGTAATAGTCTCACCTATTATAAAGTTACTACCTACTGCTGCATCAAGAGTTAGTTTACTTGCTGTAATTTGGTGTTTGAGATACACTTGTTGACTACCATTATAGTGATAGTCTCTCCAAAAAGAAACAGCTTCATCTATACGATCTTCTACTTGCTCATCAGATACATTAATCTCAATGACCGGCGCGCCAATTTTTCTAAGAATATAATCTTTGAATAATGATCTTGAATTTGGTATTGCCATTTTTATATCTCTTTATAATTAGTTATTATGTAAACACACAAGTCGTGGTTTGCCCAGTGGCTGCGAATGGATTAGCTGCACCGGTATTATCGGATCCGCTGTACCAATACCAAGTCGTAATATTTTGGCCAGCGTATGTTGCACTATAGCTCGCGCTCGATCTTTGATAAGCTGTAGTGCCTATAGTTAAAGTAGTCCAGCCACTATTTGCGAGACCGTTCCCGACAATCCGTAGGGTAACCGCAGAGATAGGATAATAAGTATCCCAACTATATTGAATCTCTGAGAATGCTGCGCCACTATAAAGATTGCTTGTTCCATCAGAGACAGAGCCAAAGGCATAGATGCCGGAGTAGCCTCTACGAGTGGTTGTGCCTGTAGGTGCACCGCTACCGCCTGTTGCTGCGGACGCTGTACCAACAGTAACAGTTTGGCTGTCCAAGTTACTGCCGCCGCCACCGCCGCCACCGCTACCCGTGCCTGCTCCTACTATTCCTGCATTACTAATAACATTCATTACATGTGACAGTGCCATTTTATTTTCCTATGCTGTTCCAACGTATGAGACTTTATAATAGCCGGTTGCTAATACTGGTGATCCACTACTATTCGCCGATATTTCTATTTTCATAACACAATTTTCATCGGCATAGCTATTGGACTGTCTAGTGTCGTATACGTTAAATTCTCTTGTTGTGTTTAAAGCTATCCACGTGTTGAGTGTAGAACTATTAGCCGCGTTTAAGTTAACAGTGCCTGAGTAGTTAGACGCTTTTATATAATATGTTTGCGATGGAGTAATGTTATTCCAAGTTGTAGTAGAATATAAAGTTTCGCCATCTCCACCAGCATTATTTGGATGTTGCCATTTATATACATTACCGTCTGCTTTAAATCTCCAACCTGCTTCAAATGGAACTACTCCAGTTGCATCAAAATTATTTACTGGGCTGCTTGTGGTTCCACCTAAAGTAACGGCTTCTGTTGGTGAAGATCCTGCATAGCCTACAGCAGACCCCGCCTGATAAGTTCCTCTTGAAAGAAGTGTTACTTGCCAATATCTAGAGTTGCTCCAGGTTGGTTCTGCACCTACCCACTTTATACTAGAAGGAAATGTTGGAGTGTGGCCAGAAGATGTTGTATCTAATAGTAACGCAGTTGTTCTACCTTCGTCTCCGCCACTTAAAGTGAATGTTACGTTTCCGGTCATAATACAAGTCTGAATAGAATTAGACATAGTAATGTTTGAAGTAACAGAAGATGGAGAAGCGTGTAAGTCTCCATACGTGCCACTACAAGACTGAACATTTATAAAATTTTTACTATCATCTATAATAGTAGAGTTTGATATTTTAATTGCCATTTTTAGTTTCCTCTATTACTCTTCGGCAAGTTCTTCGATTATCTCATCTGCACTACCTTGAGCAGATGCTTGAGATGCAGCAGTATCTATATTACCTTCGCCGTCGTATATAGATGGTGCCTCAACATAAATTTGTGCTGGGTGTTCTAATACTCTACATGTAGTCCATGTATGATCTTCACCGTCTATATTTTCAATTCTTGTATTAAATTCGTATTCGTAATCCATTTTTTATTTCTCTCTAAGTAAACGTCATTTTTACAGATCCACCGCCTGTCTGACCAATGAAAGGATTTCGTGGCGAATCACCACCGCCTGAACCTGAGCCGCTATAACTTCTTTTCCACTGTGTTACAAAAGTACTGCCAGACATAAAAGTTGAATATGTTGAGGCGGATCTTGACTGAACCTGTGCTCCGTTAGTACTATCGCTATCAGTATCCCAGGTTAAAATAGACCATCCAGTTCCATCACCTGAAGTCGTTGGAGCCTGATTAGGAAAATATTGGCTGCCGCTAAATTGTAACCAAAACTCATCATCTTGCTGATTACTCATATAAAGATATCCATCTCTAAAAGTCATTGATCGTATAAGACCACCACCGTATGTCACATCTGAATATACACCAGTAGGAACTGCATTACTATCCAATGAACCAAATGCCGGAGCGCCGTTCGGACTTCCAGTACCACCATCATTTTTACCTTGAAGCGCCGTTGCCGTTGCACCGTAGGTACCAACAGTCAATGTATATTCCATATCATTAGCAGGAGTACCTGATCCTGTGCCCCAGCCTGTTGCTGTTGCTCTAATCGTAGTGTTATCCCAACAAGTAAATCCAACTAACCAATGCTGTACTCCAGTTGCATCCCAATCTGGTTCAGTACCATCTCCTGGCCATTGTATTGAAGAAGGGAAAGTTGGAAGATGTCCGCTTGCAGATACATCTAGCATAAGTATAGCACATTTTCCTGTGGCGATATTAGACGCAGTAAATGTAGTAGGTGCAGATAAAGTCCGCCTCATGATTGGTTTAGACATGTCTAAGACTGTCGTTATTATTGTTGCTGAACCGTGGAACTGACTGTATTTACCTTCAATATTGCTCATGTTAACTACTGCACGAGACCCGTTGATAACTTCAGTTCCTGCTATTTTAATTGCCATTTATATTATCCTTAAGGTATACTGCCAGAGTACGTTGCCGCATAGCACGAACCGCTGCCTTGTGTAAATTCACATGTTGAATATAAAGTTCCTTGATCGCACACAACTTTAATTCTAAAGTCTGGATTAGCTGTATTTAAACTGAAGGTTGTACTCGTTATTTGTTGCCCAGACCCGCCGGTAGAAGATTTCGCCATCCATCCAAACGTCAGCGCGCCGCTCGAATTAGGAACACTATAGTAAGTGCCTGAATTATATCCATCAGACGTTGGCAACGGACCATACGGGTAGCCACTAGCATTAGTGTTGCCAGAGACAGATTGCGCCTGAACGTTATACTGAGCTTCCATTGAAGTAATATTAGTTAAACCTGATGTACTAATATAAGTATGATAAACTGTTGCTGAAGCTGCGTTTGTTCCACCAGCATATGCAACATCTATTCTATTGTTAGAAACGTCGTTAGAAAAAGAAACTCTAGCAAACGCTTCAGTAGCAATGCCACCGCCTGCTGTACGCATCTGTTGATGATCCCAGTCTGATATTGAAAACGAAGCATCCATCGCTGGTGCGGAAGGTGTATCGTCATATCCTACAGCAGATGCGTAAATATCATTTGGACCAAAACATACAGTAGTAATTATCCAATATCTATTAGACGACCAAGTAGGAGTAGCCTGAAACGACCAATCGCCCGGAAATGTAGGTACATGATTTGAAGTAGATATATCTAATAGCAATACTGCAGTTCTACCAGTAGCGCCGTTAATATAAGTAAATGTTGTTGCACCCGAAAGAGTTTTAGATAACATTGTCTGTGACAAGTCTATCACAGTTCCAGCAATAGCTTGAACGTATGGGTGAAATGACGTATACGTGCCGTCCATATCACTAATCGATGCCAGCGCACGATAATCGTTAATGACGGTTGTACCGCCGATCTTAATTGCCATCTTCGTCCTCCAGACTATTAGCGTTTAAGTTATATAGTTATTTATACTAATCTCTTCTTTCTATATCAGATTCTTCTAATATATCGCCTAACCAGACTTCGATTACTTTAGCGGTTTCTGATCCTACGTTTGTTGCTTTGTGCCAAGTACCTTTTGGAATATCAACACTTTGTCCTGCCCAATACATTTTAGACGCAGTAGGGCTAGGAGCGCCGTCATCTCTATCTGTTTCCATCAAGATACAACCATTCACGACATGCCAATGTTCAGATCTATGGAAATGTTTTTGGTCGCTTAATGATTCTCCGATATCAAAACTTAATTCTTTAACGGCCCATTGTCCGTTTTGAGCAAGTACAGTATATGTACCCCACTTGCGTTGGACTGTAGGTTGAGCCCATTCTTTTAATATCCAACTACTGCTATTAGCCTTATTATTCCCACCAATACCAAATTCAAATTCAACACCTTCTACACTCATTTCAGGAATGTTATCTGAAGTTCTGTCACCACCGTTTACAAAAACAATCCTGTCATTAGGATAATAGAGCTTAACTTGTTCTAAAGCATGTATTGCACTATTATCTGAATCATCAAAAGATATTACGTCGTCAACACAAGCAAGTTCTCTTACGATTGCTGCGCGTTCTTCCCATGGCATAAAAGATCTGCCCTTTTTGCGAGAAAGCCATTCATCAGAATTAACGCCAACAACTAATCTTGTACCACTTAGTGCTGCTTCTTTTAAATAATTAATGTGACCTGAGTGAATTGGATCAAAGCCGCCGGTTGCAACTACAGTAATCATAATGATTCATTATCCTCAGTTAATTCGTCAATCATGTAATCCCAAATAAAGTTAATATTCCGTGAAGTAATCATTTCTTTTGGAATATCAACCACGTCAGGATGTACATACCAATCTTCGTATGCGTGCTGAGGTGAAAAGGCAACATCATTAACTACTAAAACATAACCTGCTTTCTTTAATAGTTTACGTGCTTGATCGCGGATATCTGTTCCTAATCTATAGGAGTCGTGCTCAAAGGTTATAACACCAAATTTATATTGATCAAGCGGAAGTTTATTAAGTATTTTAATACTTGCTTCATCGCAGTCAATTTGTAAATAATCAATAACTGGATCTACACAATGAAGATTGAATAATTCTTCATATCCGATTTCAGTAGCATCAGCGCAAATAACTACATTATTTCTATTCTGTTTGAAATTATAACATAAAGCTTCTGAACTGTCAACAGAAATACCTTTCCATCCAAACTCAGTTTCAAGCAACGCAGTATTGTTGTGAACAAATGGATCACCTGAACCAATCTCAAGATAAGATCCATTCTCTTTACCATTAAATAACGATAATACAAACAGATCTTGAAAATGCTTAGAATAGTTTTTCTCAACATTCTCTAGTCCATCAAATGGAAACTTAAATCTTTTTTCATCAGCACAAGTATAAGGTAGAGTATCTGGGTACCATACTTGATTAAGCATGTGGTCTACTTTTTCTTTATACTTTCCGGGCATTGTAGTTCTATGACTTAGATCAAAGAAAGCATGTTTACCAGATTGAGTACCAGCAATATACCAAGTAGCTAATGCGTCAAAATATAATAGTGCTTTATATCCATCGTACCCAGGAATATCAAGTG